ATTAAATATCGACTGAATAAAACACGCCTAATAATTGTATATTGAATGGGTCATCGTGGAATATAGTATATGTTGGATTATTAAAATCATCCCAGCCACCAAAAGGACTTATTTCAAATATCCCACTAGCAGGAAATGGAGGTTCACCTACCTCAGCTAAATCAAATGGTTTTAAAGCAATTGGAATTCCATTGATGCTCCCGCCAATCGTATTATTGAACATGAAGCGAATACTGCGTACATGTTTAGGTTTCGTTAACGTCGTGTTTTTAGCCGAGGGGCCATTGGCTAATGTTAGTGGCATTGGTTCTATAATCATGTTAATCGGAAATCCGATATAACCTTCATTCACAGCCACATCTTGACCATGAGCTTCAAACACAACTTGATTATTAACACCTATTGCATCGTAGCCAAAACCATCGCCTACCATTTTCACATCTTGAGCATTAAACAAAGCACCTGTCGTGATGGTATCAATTGGAGTGCCATTATTATTAAAATAAACTGCACAATCTAAAAACGTTTCAGTCGTTAATTCTTCTAAGGTGTAAATCGTTGTGAGAGGCCAAGGAACTACATCGCTGGTACTACCAGCACTTGTGAATATGACATTATTTACTGCATTCAAGGCATCTTCTTGTGACAGATAAACCATGAAATCATTTGCATCCGTGCCAATGGCCCAGTAATAAGTTTCAACAGCTATTTGTGGTGTACTTGCAGGCAACGTGCCAGTTGTTGTAAATGTGATTGCTGTGGGAACAGTTGTGCTAAAGTTTGATGATGTTGCTGCGAGAGTAGTTGATGTAAATCCGCTAATGGCAATTCCTGATAGGGCAGACGCAATTTCTCGCTGCACGACAAACCAACATCTTCCATCTGCACTACTCGCGCATTGAAGAAATGAAGCATTACCATAAGATTGTTCCATTATTTGTGGTGTAAATCCTGCTACATTCTGAGAGATTAAAGTCTGAAATATAGCCATAGAACCATTTTCATTGATGATGAAAATATATCTGCTTCCAGCTTTTGTCAAATCTACAAATGCAGTTTCGTCAACAGGATTACGTATTGTTTGTTCACTAATCACGGAAACGATATCTGAAGTATAGGCGTTATTAATCCCATCCCAAAGCATTTGGTGAGCATCATTGCCTGATATCACTACAACCTGATTATCTATGGCTTGTGGTTGTAAGACGTCTGCAGGTGTTGAGTCTTGTAATTGTAATGTGAAATTGCTTGGTGTAATTGCTGCAATATCAGAAAGAGGACTGGAATAAATGCCAGTATTCGTATGCACAGTGATACTGCGGTAAGGAACGATAAATCGAATATAATTGACATTATTCGATGTCGGATACCAACTAATAGCGTCATCATCGTCATTTGTTAAATCGCCAAAATTTGAATAATCATTAATTACGCTTGCCCAAAATCCATTAGGTAAACTTGGTGTATTCGCGAATAGCGCACGATTCTGATAGCTTGATGCTATTTGAGGAAAACCTCTTAAAGTGCTCCATGCAGGTTCGGCCAAGAGAACCAGGCTACCTTGTATTGCATTTGTAGAATCGAATGGATCTTGAATAGCAACTGTAAAAGAAGTTGCAGAAGCAACCGCAGTAATTCTTGAAGTACCACCAGCGCCAATAAAAGCTCCTCCAACATATGAAGAATTTAAAGGTGCATAACCACCACCACTAACAGTTACTGTCACCCCAGACCCTGTAACTGCTCCAGGCGTGAAAGTTAAAGCATCATAGGAAGTAACTGAACCATTGAAGTCATAAACTGGAAGATTCTTAAAAACTGTATTCGCCCATGACCAAGTATTTTGAGTCGTAATTTGATTGGTACCGCTTCCGGTATTATTAATCACGAAAGGATCAATATTGAATTTGGCATTATATGAAGACGCATAAACTGAAAATGAAGTTGAAGAAATAATATTAATGAAATACGTCACGCCTGTTGTGATGATTGGAGTTGTTGAAGGTAAAGTGCCATTTGTGGTGAAAATTGCGGGAATTACTTGCCCTACACTATAAGGCTGACTTGCAACAGTGAAAGTATTGCCAGATGATCCTGTAATCGTTACAGCAGAATCATTAGATCGCGTTAAATCATATGGCGCGAATCCTTGACCTGAAACACGAAAGATAGCTCCCAAGACAGTTGAACTGATGTTATAGACTTGCCAATCATTAAGAGTGGTCGTGACATTAGCAATTAAAATGCCTTCCAAATAAATGGCGATATTCAAAGGTGTGAAGATAAGTTGATAAACGCATTCATTCAAATACTGAAAGGTCATGAAGAAAAGTTGATTAGGCATTGTGAAGCCAGTTAATGTGGCATCATAAAGCGTACCAAATCTTTTTCCTGCAGCGCCTGTGGGATAAGTTAAAACGTTTTGAGCGGTCTTTAGGCCATTGAGATATTCATTAACCGTAACACGCGCATACATGAATGGAGACAATTCTCCTTTGGAGAAAACATCTTGTGACCATAATTGATATGCCATTTTTATTCATCTCACTTAACCTATTTGCGGGCCTATAATTCCAGTGATATTTCGATTCGTAAGCATTGGAATTTCCCATTGGAAGAACTGTGGACGGTTTTGCGCATCAGCAGCAGCCGCGATAGCCATCTTTTCCATACGAGTTTGATTTAAGATTGCCATGTAATCTGGTTTCTGTGCGCTAGCTAATGCATTAAAGCATCCTATCTCATAAATGAAATATTCTATGAAACTAGCTGGAATAGTTGCTAAAGCAGGTAAATAAGCATATTCCATGAATACTGGACTCATAGTTCCCCAGTTACACCATATCTGACTATTGGAATAAATTTCATAACAATAATTCTGAGGAATAATTCTAATATTTTTTAGATAACCTGCAGGCAAATAATAAATGTTCTGCCAGTTTGTCTGAGGAGGTGGAACTTCAGTAGATAATACTAATTGTTGAATCTGAACAGCGAAACGCCAATTTCCACGCGATAAAATACTTGGAAGAAGAATGTCGTAGGCTTGTTCAGCAGCTATAACCAAATCATCTTGATTATCGAGAGTTTGTATTGGTTTATGACCAAGTAGCTGTACAGATAGACTCACAACTGTGGTTTTGCTATATGCCATTGGTCATAATCCTCTATATATTGCTATTAAGTCGCAGCCACAGTTCGGTAGTTAACGATCACATTAAACGTATCGCCTGTACCTGTTGCAAATGCACCTGAAGCGTTGCTTAAGTAGACAGCAGCATTGATACCAGCAGAAGTTAAAACACCTGTTCCCAATGTTCCACTGAGCTTATACATTGTATTTGCTGAAGCCCCTGTAAAGTCAGATGCTTCTTCAGCATTAGTAATGAGCGTGCCACCAGCATGAGCTGTACTGCCATATTGAGCAGATACCGCACCACCAGAAGTTAAAGCAGCACTTCCGTAAATAAGGTTGATGTAAACGCTATCAACAATATTCATTAAGCCAGAACCAGGAGCAGCTAATAATTGATAAGGTGTTGCATACATAGCATTCCATTGAGCAAGTGTCATAGGAACGATTGCTTGACCTGCAAGACTTGGATTTAATTGCAATGTCGTGCCGGAAAAACTTAAGCCATTTCCTAAAGTAATACCTTCAGCATTAGCTAAAGAACCGGTAGGATTACCCACCAAAGAGTCAGCAGCTACTTGTTGGAATTTAGCGTAAGTCACAGCGTTATTGTCAATATTGCTCGTACCGATTGAAGTGGTTAAACCAGTACTTTCAGTCGTTACAGAGGTTGAAGATACTGCGGTAACTTGCAGCGCAAAACTTGCATCTGTTCCAAATCCCATAATCCAATCGCCAACAGATAAGCTGGCATATTGAGCTAAGAAATAATTAGAAGCTGAAATAGTTGCAACTGTATCATTAGGACTTCCATACATAAAAATGTTAGGTGCATTCAAAGTCGTGTTACCAACTCCATACACATTTACCACTTCTTGACCTTGAGATAAGGACGATGAGACGCATGTCCAATTTGCTATTGTAAAAGTCATCTTAGAATTCTCCAATAAAAAATAATATTAAGCTTCATCACAGTTAATTTGCAGGATGCCAAGGTTATCAATTGTGATTGCACCAGATGAGAAAATACCGTTAATCAACCAAGATGTTTCACGAGGCAAATAGTTAATCTCAGTTCGGAAATCATGGCCTATACCCATACCAGTAGATTGTTTATGCCAGAAGTATGTTTCTCGAATTGTGTCTGTTGGTGGATTTGTAAAAGGTAATCCGCCTTCAACCATTGAAGGAATCACAATTAAGTTGATGCCTAGATAATCACGAACAAAGCCTTTGTCTAAAACTCTATTTTGAGTATAGAAAGTTGAAACGAATTGATCTGCTTGCAATAAACTTTGGAAGTTACTTGCAGACATAGCAGCAAAACGTTCTGGCAATGGCACTGCGTTATTATCGAAGAATTGAATTGCTTGGGTGTATTTCGAGTACGTCATATTCGTACCGCCATCCACTATTGTTTGACCTGGACTTACACCTAAAGAATTAATGATGATTTGATCTGATCGACGACCTAAAGCATTTGCTACTAACATGGCATTTTCCATTTTAGCATCAAAGTTTACAGTCAATTCTTGCACGGTATCTACAGCAGTAGGTGCTGTATATTTTTGGAGAATAGCTGAGTATTGTGAATAGCCAGGGTCTTGGATAACGACAGTT